GAAGTAGGTATGGCATTTGCTGAATGGGATGATAAAGTTGCACAGAAAGCAGGTTGTAAAGGTTTGTTAATCTGACCATTGGCATCAAACTTCATATGAGTTGTTGTACCTAATGCAGAACCCAACCCTATTGTTAAACTGTCAGTGCTATCATCTAATCCTATGTGAAAATTCTGTGCGTTACCATTAAATACAATTTTAGTATCATTAGCTGTTCCATCACCTAATGTTCCTAGTCCATTGCCTATTACTTTTGTTAATGCCATTCGTTACTCCTAGCCAATCTTGTTAGCATCATCTCTTTGTTTGCGTGTCTTATAGTCACTTCTTGCAGTTACAAGTGCAACAAAGTCTGCTTGGTTGCTTGGTATGGGGTCTGTGAAGCTACTGTCGTTCATTAACTTTGTAGTCCACTCTGTCTGCATACGCTTCCAACAGTTGTTTATCTTACCTGTAATCGCACCATCCAACCAAGCATCTATACCTGCATTGTCTGATACGTCATTGTATAAATCATTAGACAGAATCTTTTGTTGTAAATCTGTTAATGTTATTTTTTTTTCGTGATTTGCCATTTTTTATCTCCTTTATGATTAAGTTATTTCACTCTTGGCTAACAGGCTAAAAAGCCTGAAAAAAAAGAATCAGTTCCATGCAAGTCAGATTGAGCTGCACCACCAGACTTCCCAAACTGTATTGAAGCTGTATCATTTGCATCCATGTCTGCTAAGACAGTTTGAGAAAAATTCCAATAGGTAGCGTCACCTGAAAAAACTCCGGGGTCAATGATGCTACTTTTATAATCTCTATTAGAAGTTATTATCTCAATCCTAACCCAACTAGCAGCTGAGTCTATATCGTCAATTCTACCTCTAAATGTTAATAGATACTTTCCAGTTACAGGTGCAGTAAATGTATTTGATGCAAAATCTGCATTTTGGTCAAATATTTCTGTGCCAAAAACTATTGTAGTATTATCACCCATATTAGAAACATCTGAAGCTTGTACTAAAAAAGCAGGTTGACTTGGCATGGTAACTTCGCCATTAGCAGTAATTTTTATTTTAGCATTATCATTTGTTGTTATATCTAAAGGGTGATTACTTCTT